ACCTATACATGGTGGCAGTCTAAGGTTTACAACGCTGGTAACGTGAACCCAACCCGTCAAAACATCCTTCAGTACATTTCTGGTACTGTTAAAAAGGGTGCGGAAGTTCCTACTTTTGGCGTTTGCGGTTTCGGTACATGGACACTCTTGGCACAAGACTTTGTTGGTCAAGAACAGTATGTAATCACCCCAGGACACGGTTTTGATGGCGATGCCAACGGTCCACAAGCAGCTTTCCGTGCTTTGATGGTTGCTGGCGTTCCAATCTATCCAGACCCATATTGCCCAGAAGGTACTGTTTACTTCATTAACAGCAACTACTTGAGCCTGTACATCCACGATCAGGGTTCATTTGTATTTACTGGTTTTGAATCTACACTTCCAAACTGGCAGATCGGTTATGTTGGCGCAGTATTGATGATTGCCGAATTGGTAAGCACCAAGCCTAAGTCAATGACCCGTGTTCAGGGCTATAACTCAATTTCACTATAAGGAGCGATAGTCATGGCACTTGCATTAAATAAAATCCTCATTGCTGGTACACAAGTTAATACGCCAGGTGCGTATTTTCAAGGTGCTGCAAACGTCTATGCTACAACAGCTGGTAACGTAGTTCCTGCTGGTACTTACTACGTAACTGACACACCCAACGTCACCATTCAAGTTGCTACTGCTTACAATAGCACCTCTAACGTGACTACTTGGTCTAACGTGTCATCTTCTGGTTATGGTGGTTTGGTTATCTCTGACGGTGTTAACGTACAACTCTTGGCAACTTCTAATGCCAACGTAGTAGTCGTAACCGTTGACGGTGGTCAAGCTGTATCTGGCACTTACAACGCTAGTTAAGGAGTAACAAATGGCTAATCCAAATGCAGTCAATAATCTGTACCTAGACAGCTTTGGTAATGGTCGTATTGCTGTTAAACAAGCTGCCAACTTAAGCGCAACAGGTAGTGATGTTATCACCCTGCCATTGCTAAGTGGTGGCTTGACTAACGCTAATGCAGTTGTTGGATCTGGTGAAGTTATTGTTCGTAGAATTACTGTAAACAACCCCGTTGGTAACATTTCCAATGTGGTTATTTCTGTAACTACTAGCTCTGACGGCAACATTTCTAACGCTGTAGTAGCGAATACAACTCTTAGCAATTTGACTGGTCCTGGCACTTACCAAGACTTGACGATTGCGGGTGGTTACGGTGCAAACACAGCAATTACTGGCTATACCACTTCTGCTTTGTATGTCAATGTGAATACAGGCAGCGGCAACGTGGCTAACACAGCAACAATAGCAGTTTATGGCGATGTAGTGAGCTTCTAATGGGAATATTTGTAACCAACAATTCAGACCAAGACCTTAAAGATGGCTTCGGTGGCGTTTTTTATGATTTCAAGATCGGTTCTACGATTGAGATACCAGAGGAAGCTGCAAAACATATTTTTGGTTACAACAACCCTGATAAGCAACACTATCTTGCTAGGCTGGGCTGGGCAAAAACTACCAACGATTTGGCAGACGGGTTAGACCGTCTTGCCAAGTGGGACTTGTCCACGACTCCGCCTGAAAAGAACCAATCGTTATCCCCGTTGGTAGAACGAGTACCCCTTCCTTCCCAAAAGAAGGCTGGGGGAAAAGTCTTAAAAGCTGTAGCGTAATGGGGTGCTAAATGGCAACCCTTAATACGTACCTAACTCAAGTACAAAGACTTTTACATGATGCGAATAATAACTTTTATACGCCTCAACAATTAACCGATTACATCAACGAAGCACGCACTAGAACTGTCCGTGATACGGGCGCATTGCGTGAAGTCGTGGTTACCCAAACTCCTTGTCAAGTAGCGCCTACTGCTACGATCAATGGTGTCACACCCTCTTACCCTGTCATCTGGACTGCCAATACAGCGGTCACGGCAGGGACTTTTTTATTTAGCAATATCTTTATTTATCAGGTAACGACTAGCGGTACAACGGGGACAACTGCGCCTCCTTATCCAGCGAATCAGACAAATAACTATCAGAACTACCCACCAAGCACAGAATTTCTTAGCGGAACTGCGGGATTAACTTATGTCGGTAATTGCGAAAATATTAGCTATGCTGCGCTTACTAACCTTATGGGTAGTAGCCCTCTTAGTCCTAGCTCTGGAAATACTGTTTTGGACATTGTTAATATCAATCTTTACTGGGGTAACACCCGTGTACCACTTGATTGGTTGGCATGGACAGATTTCAATGCAAGACTTCGGTTTTGGCAAAACTATATCGGCAGACCATTAGCCTTTAGCACCTACGGACAAGGACAAATTTACATTGGTCCAGTACCCGATCAAATATATCAATTAGAGATTGATTGCGTGGTATTGCCAAATGACCTTTCATTAAGCAGCCCAAATACAACTGACGTAATTGTTGAGCCATATTCGGGTTGCGTTCAATTCTATGCAGCTTACCTAGCCAAGTATTACGAACAAAGCTATGGCGAAGCTGAGATATACAAACAGGAATACCATAAACACGTTAGTGCGGTGTTGGCTACGATTTACACCCGCAGAATTCCTAGCGTCTATAGTTCACCAGGTTGATTATGGCTGCTGCAGAACAGAAGAAGTCATATCAGGTCATCAAGCAGTTTAAGGGTATCAACACTCAAGCTAACCGCACGGCTATTGATTCAGAAGAATTTAGCTGGTTAGAAAACGCACAGCCAATCGGCTTTGGTAATCTAAGGGTTATCCCTACATCATCTGCAGTCAATAATGCTAGTGGTAATGCCGTTGTGCAGACCTCAGACATTGTGTATTTTTCTACGGTTAATCTAGGAACAAGCGATTATTTGACGTTCTTCCTTGCTGACGGATCGGCAACGTACTACCGCATCCAAGATAAGACTACAGGCAATATTGCTCCCGCTGGAACATTTAGCGGTGTTGCCAATATGAACTCTACGCAATGGTATAACAGCGAGTTTATGATTCTTGACCCTACTAAGGGTTTATACGCATGGAATGGTAACAACACAGTATCTATTGGCTCTGTGGGCGTAATTGCAATTACCAACCCTGGCAGCGGATATAACACCGCACCTACGGTAGTCATTAGCGGTCCAGACCAAGTTGGCGGTGCACAAGCCAATGCGACTGCTGCGCTAGTATCAGGTGGCAATACCGTTGGCTCTGTGGTTTTAGTCAACGGTGGATCAGGCTATACCAATACAGCTAACCTTCAGGTAACCTTATCAGGTGGTGGTGGTAATAATGCTGCAGCCATAGCAGGTATTCAAACCTTTGCTACGGGCACGGTGCAAATTGCGGTGATTGACGGTGGTAATGGCTATGTCGGTTACAGCACTCCTGTGACTGTAAGTGGCGGTGGCGGTACGGGTGCTGCGGGTACGGCTGTCATCTCAGGCAATACAGTCACGCAAGTGGTGATGACGAATCCTGGCACAGGCTATACCAATGCAGCCAATATCACGCTATCCATATCAGGAAACGCTAAATTACAAGCTGTAGTTAATACCAATCAAAATACGGGCATAGCTTCGTTTTCAGGTAGGGTGTGGGTAAGCTCTGGTCGAACGGTTACTTACACGGCAGCGGGGCAATATAGCGACTTTACGGGCACTTCTTCGGGTTCTGTTGAGTTAACTGACTCCACTTTGCATGGAAACATCCAGCAGCTGCTTGCTGCTAATGACTTTTTATACATTTTTGGCGATTCGTCTATTAACGTCTTTTCTAATGTCCAGGTAACCAGTTCAGGACAGACATTATTTACGAATACCAACGTATCGGCTTCTGTAGGCACTCGGTTGCCCTATGCCATCATTCCGTACTTCCGTTCTGTGCTGTTTATGAACAATTACGGGGTCTATGCTCTTGTTGGCTCTACGACTACCAAGTTATCCAGCCCTTTAGACGGTTTAATTCCCAGTATTGACTTTACTAGTCCTGTTTATGCGGGTCAGGTCATTATCAATAACATTTTGTGCGCTGCATTTAATTTTAGGTATTTTGATGCCACATTTACCAATAGCTATCGCTATGTACAAGCGGTGTTCTTTGATAAAAAGTGGTTTATGACCAGCCAGAATGATGCTCTGAAATTTGTCACTTCCGTGCCTGTAAATGGTGAAGATACACTTTTTGGAACAACAACACGCAATCTGTATCAGTTATATGCAGACACCGCATCACCAATCACTAGCCGTGTGCAAACTGCTTTGTTGCCAATGACTGATCCAATTCGTACTAAACAGGCACTCAAGTTTGGTATCGAAGCAACCTTGACTCAAGGCGGTGCATTAAACGTTACTGTGGATTCAGAGTATGGCTCTAGTCCACCATACACTCTTGGTAATTACGTCACTTGGACAAACAATTTTTCACAAACCATCAATTGGATAAACAACAGTTCTACTGTAATATCTTGGTTAGGTGGAACGGGTTATCAACTTTATAAATCGGATGCAGCTCAATGGGGTAAATATATAGGGTTAACCCAAACATCAAACTCTGCTGCATTTATTGTTAATACATTTGAATTTGAACAAGAATTGAGAGTGAGATTTTAATGACTGTCCCTTATACCTTTGGCAATTTAACAACGGCAATTCCGCTTTCTTATTTAGATTCCAACTTTGCTACCCCCGTTACGATTGGTAACACAACGGTAGCTTTAGGTAATACCGTTACATCTATTGGTAATCTTGGTTTAGCCAATGTCACCATCAATAGCGGTAACGTAACAGCTAACGTAACCTATGCTACTGCTAATGCCGTGGTGTACTCAAACGCCAGTAATGTTGGCACAACAAGCGCCAACCTCACATTTAACGGAACAACTTTAACAATTGCCAACGATGCTTCTATTAACGGATTAACTGTTGGTTTGGGTGGTGGATCTGTAAGTACAAATACTGTAGTAGGATATTTAGCTGGTAC